AGCCTCTACACTTACACAGGAAAGTTTAGAAGATTTGTTGCTGCTTATAACTTGGTAGATGCGTATGATAAACCTCTAACTCCGCATAGTCTTCGTCATAATTTAGGATATATGGCTATTAGAGCAGGTGTTGATGTAGCAAGTTTATCTAAAATCTTCGGTCATGCCTCAAAATCAATTACTCTTGAAACTTATAGTGATACTTCTCCCGAAGCAGTAGCGTTAGCCATTGATAAAATTGGCAAATACTATAAGAAAACTGACTTAGATGAATAAATGTTCATCTGACTACTTTTTATTTTGCTATTGCTAATTGTAGTTTAATAGAGCTATAATTTTCTAAAAGAGAAGAGGAGAAGATAAATTATGGCATTTGAAGGTAAAAAAGTAGCTCAGATTAAAGCAGAAGATGTTATGGCTGATGCTAAGGCTAATGGCCATGTAAAGTGGCTGAAGACTAAGGCCGCAGAGGTTTCTTCTATTGAACAGAGTTCTATGAAGGCTTTCTTCCAGCTTAGGAAGGCTTACTTACAGGAGTTCTATCCTCAACTTCTGGAGAAGAAGAAGACTCCTAAAAAGGGTAAGAGCCTCTTTGAGAAAATTGCGGAAATGGACGAGGACTAACTCTATTGGTGGGCTGCCTATATGGCGGCCTTTAATTTTGCGGTTAAAAAAAATTTTTGGTAAAATATAATTGATAAGAAAAGGCTAAGCGTAAAGTAGCTCAAATAACTCCTTTTTCTCTATCGGTTCTAAAAAAAAGTAAATAGTTTGGGCTACTTTGGTTAAAGTATTACTGTCATTTCTTAGATACTAATGGAAGGTATTCCTATCTTCTTCTTTTGGAGAGGGAAACTTTCCCTCTTTGGACAACTTTCATTAGTTCACCTAAAACTTTTCTTATTGTATGTGGAAGCCATTTTTCCAGCTTTTTTCCTTTACTATCCATTTTGAATGAAGAGGCCAACTGCTCTCTGGCCTCTTCTTATTTTTAGAAATAATGAAAGTCAATGGAGGTTAATATATGTCATTATATTCAAAACAAGTAGTTGGTGATAAAAGCCAACAGATAACAATTAGAGTTTCAGAACAACTTAAAGCGCAAATTATGATGCGGGCTATGGAAGAACGAAGAAATGTAGCAGACTACATTAGATATGTGGTAATGAAAGATATTGAAGCAAATAGGAGGTAATTAGATGGCAGAAAAACCAGCATGAAGTGTAGAACGCCAAACAGGGGCGTATGTTACTAAAATACATACACAAGAAAAGGCAACAGAAGAGAAATTGTTAAGTATTAGAAGTATGAGTGGTGAAGCGTATGCGGCTAATGTATTAGGAGATAAAGCTTTGAGAATATACTTAATGATTACCGCAAACAAAGATGGCTATCAATGTTTAGTTTCATCTATTGGAATTAGTGGAAAACCTTTACCAAAAGGAATGAGCAGAAGTTCATTTACAAGAGCATTAAATGAGTTAATTGAAAATGGTTTTATGGTAAAAAGAGATGGATGCGAGATATGGGACTTCTACGATACTCCGCAGAATGTTAAAGAGTATAATATAGTTTTACATAAAGAAGAAAGTAAGTTTAATTACTAAAAGAAGTGAGTCAAAATTGAAGCGCTATGTGAATCAAAAATGACGCACTAGTGATTCAAAATTGAAGCACATGTGATTCAAAATTGATTCACATAATATAAAAATATAATAAATAAAATAAAGAATAACCAGAAACGCAAAGCGTTTCTATTCGCTCAAAGCCTAGCGGCTTTGGCTCATATTAGGAGGATAAAATGAAAGAGAAATTAACGGAAAAAGAACAAGATGTTCTATTTGATTTAGCTTATGGAAGATTTGACTACAATGAAGAAACAGCTGATACATACAATGGTTTAAAAGAATCAAATATAATGGGAGGCAAAAATGGAAAATTGAAAACCAATAAACCTTATAGATAAAGGTGTTAACTGAGGAGACTACTATGAAGTCTCTACGGAGGGGCAAATCCGTAACCGCAAAACCAAGCAAATCCGCAAACTAAATTGCTCGAATAGTGGATATTTATATTTAATCCTTGCTAAGAGATTAGAAAATGGGAAAAGAGTTATTAAGTGAGTTCATGTTCATAGGCTTGTAGCTTTAACCTTTATACCTAATCCTACTGGATTACCTTGTATCAATCATAAAGATGAACAAAGATTTAATAATTCTATTGAAAATCTTGAATGATGCGATGTGAAATATAATAATTCCTATGGAACCCGTTTAGACCGTGTTTCAAATAGAAAGATTAAAAGGAGTATTCCTATACCAATAGTAAAAATTGATTGTAATGGTAAGGTAGTAGCGGCTTATGACAGTATATGCGATGCGGCTGCGGTTAAAGAGAATCCAAGTTATTCTTCCATATACAAGGCAGTCAATGGCATAAATGGGCGCAAAACCGCAGGTGGTTTTATTTGAAAGAAAGTAGAGGAGAACTAATATGAGAGAAGATTTACATAAGTTATTTATGACATTATTAAGCTTAAATGCTTCTATTTGACTATTGGCTACTATAATAGCTAATCCAGTAGAAGTAAGTAGAGTATGTCTATGGTTAGCTATTGCTTTTATGCTCTTGGCTTTAGTTACTAACGATTGGCATATAGAAAAATAATTTTGTAAAATAGTTTTTGAAGAAGAGGTCTAAATTGTTTAATATGCTTGATCTCTTCTTTTAGTTATATAAGGAGGTTGTTATGGGAACTTATAGACCAAATACTCCAAAGGGCCCAGATGGCCTAACGGATAATCAAAGAAAGTTTTGTGAAGAATATGTAAAAGACTACAATGGCAAACAGGCATGGCTGAGAGTCAATCCAGATTGCCAACCTTCAACCGCAACTACAACAGCTATGAGGGTTTTGAAGAAACCAGAAGCCATAGCTTACATTCAATCTATCCAGAAGTGGTTGTTTGAAAGTAAATGCGTTAACTATGAGAGAATTGCTATGGAACTTGCGGAAATTGCTTTCAATAGTAAAAACGAAGGAAACCGCATTAAAGCATTAGGTCTTCTCCAAAAGCAATTGGGATTAGACAAAACTGTTATTTCCGCAGATATTAACCAAACTGTAGACATAAAGGTTGGTATTGTCGATGACGCAGATAAACCTACAAATAAGTAAAAAAATGTTTTCTCCCAAATTGTTTCCTCTTCTGGAGGATTACTCCCATAGGTTTGAAATCTATCTTGGTTCAGCGGGTAGCGGTAAATCTTATTTTATAACCCAGAAGATAGTTTATAGATGTTTGCGGGAACAGATAAGAGTTGTGGTTTGCCGCAGATACGCTACCACCTTGCGCAATAGTTGTTTCCAACTTTTCAAAGATGTATTGGACTCTTGGAAATTAACTCCATACTGTAAGATTAGAGAAACGGATATGAACATTAAGTTTCCTAATGGTTCTGAAATTATCCATTTGGGACTTGATGAAGAAACTAAATTACTTTCCTTGGCGAATATCTCTTGTATCTTTGTGGAAGAGGTTTTTGAGGTTGAGCAAAGTAAGTTTGAGCAATTAGATTTGCGTATGCGCGGAAAGGCGCAGCAGCAGCAAATTATAGCGGCTTTTAACCCTATTAGTTCCAGCCATTGACTTTACCAATTTTGCGAAGTAAACCCGCCTAAAAGTTTTTATTATAGTAAGACTACTTATAAGGATAACCCTTTTATTAGTGATGACTATAAGAACTCTATTGAAGAATACAAAACCCGCAATCCTTATAAATGAAAGATTTATGGGTTAGGAGAATGGGGTTCTGACCCAGAAGGCTTAGTATTTACCAATTGGCGCAAAGAAGACTTTAAGATTGAAGATTTGCTTACTTCTGGCTTTAAGCGCAGAACAGGTAGCGATTTAGGTTGGATAGACCCCACTACCATTATTGATTCTTTTTATGATGAAGCTGGTAAAAAGATTTATGTCTTTAATGAGTTCTATGCTTCTGGAAAGCAATTAGACGAGATAGCGGAAGCGATGAAATCGATGGAGCTATCTCACCAGAAGATATATATGGACGCAGCTG